ATCCTGCTGGCAGAAATCCCCGATTTCCGGGCTTTCTCGCATAACAAGCAGATCACCGCCTTCGTCGGGCTGGACCCAAGAGACCATCAGTCCGGCAGTTCCGTAAACCGTCGAGCCCACATCAGCAGGGTCGGCAACCCCAGGGTCCGCGCCGTCCTCTACATGTGCGCCCTGTCCGCCAGACGCCATAATCCCGTCCTGAAGGCCTTTGCCGACAGGCTGATGGAAAACGGCAAGGCACCAAAAGCAATCCTCGTCGCCGTCGCCAGAAAGCTCTTGGTCATCGCCTACGGCGTCCTGAAAACACGCACACCCTTCAAACCCGCTTGACTGCAAACACGGTATCTTGATCGTGACCGATCCAGGGAGATTTTACGCTCCCTCATGCGCCGGGCGCTGCCTCCGGCGGATTGGTATAAGACCGAATCAGGCCGCCGCCGGCAGCCAGCGATCCTGCATCCAGTGATTGGCAGCAGCCGCCAGCTTGGCCGGATAATCCACACCCTCCGGGATCAAGAGCGGCAGGCCGAACCTTTCCACCGTGGCCTGGATGCCGGGGGCGTCCCAGCCCAAGCCCCAGGCGCGGGCATGGCGGGCGATTTCCATCTCCTGACCCCAGAAATATATCTGTTTCGGGCGGCAATTCTCCGCCATCTGGCGCACCTGTTCCACCCGCCCGTCGCTGACCAGCGGCAGCCAGATATCCGGCATCAGCAGATCAACCGGCTGATCGGGCACATAGGCCAGGGCATCGCCCTGCACGATATGGATCTTGGCCCGTGCCGCGTCCGGCAACTGGCCAAAAATATCCAGGGTCTCGATCATGGACAGCACCAAAGGGTCGCGCTCCACCACCGTCACCCGCGTCACCTCCGGTCGTAAGGCAGAATTGGCCGCAGCCCAGCCCATCCCCATGCCCATCACCAGCACATGGCCACGGGCGAACTGACAGCCCAATTCCTGGCTTTCAATCTCCATCGGGGTCATCGACATCCAGGTGCGCAAGGTGCCATCAGCTTCCCGGCGCAGCAGGCCGGCCATGTTCAGACACAGGCGCGCCGGGCTCCAATAGCCTTTGCACAGCACCATCGGTCCGATCTGCACCTGCCAGTCACCATGCTGGACCGGCTGATAAGTCGGGATGAACCAGGTGGGCTGATAGATTTCCATATGTTTTTCTTCCCCCCAAAGCTGTAGCCGCAGGGTGCCGCGACCAGCCCCGATTGTGAAAGCATTTTTCACGGCGGAAAAAGAACTTGACGATATAGGTTTTATATCCTAAATCTCACTTAACACCGCCCGAGCCATGCCCGAGCGCGGTGATCGCGGCAAAGCCGCCTCTGCACTAAAACCCCCCACTCCCATCGCCTTCCGGCTGAACCGGCTGGAACAACCCGGACAACCTGACAGGATATTTATCCTGTAGGCCCGGCATGCTTTGCGCCGCTTTGCCCCTCCCAGAGCCAAGGAGCCCCTGCCGCATGTCCACCGACATCGAAAAAGCCTTCGTCAAACAGTTTGAACGTGAGGTCCATGAAGCCTATCAGCGGCTTGGATCGAAGCTGCGCGCCACCGTGCGCAGCAAGAACAATATCCAGGGCGCCAGCACCACCTTCCAGAAGGTGGGCAAGGGAACCGCTGCCACCAAATCCCGCCATGGGCAGGTGCCGGTGATGAATCTGGAACATGAATCGGTCGAATGTCTGCTGGCCGATTATTATGCCGGCGACTGGATCGACAAGCTGGACGAGCTGAAGACCAATATCGACGAGCGCGGCGTGATCGCCAATGCCGGCGCCTATGCGCTGGGCCGCAAGACGGATGAGCTGATCATCCAGCAACTGGACCGCAACAGCCATCTGGCCGGCAATGATAGCGACGGGCTGACCCGCGACAAGGTGCTGACCGCGTTTGAGATGCTGGGTGCGGCCGATGTGCCCGATGATGGCCAGCGCTTCGCCATTGTCGGCTGGAAACAATGGAGCCAGTTGCTGGGCATCGAGGAATTCGCCAATGCCGATTATATCGGCGATGCCGACCTGCCCTGGCGCGGCACCCAGGCCAAGCGCTGGCTGGGCACGCTGTGGATGCCCCATTCCGGCCTGTCGCTGACCGGCGGCACCCGCCTGTGCCACTGGTACCACAAGACCGCCATCGGCCATGGCAGCGGCGCGGACGTGACCAGCGACATCACCTGGCATGGCGACCGCGCCGCCCATTTCGTCAACAACATGATGTCCCAGGGTGCCTGCCTGATCGACGAGGCCGGCATCGTCACCCTGCCCTGTAAGGAATAAGGCGTCGGAGATTCCTCCCCCTTATCAGCTTCACATCCCATCCCGTTTCAAGGAACCAAGCCCATGGCCTTTCTGCCGAAAGACCTGAGCGTGCTGACCTATGCCAACGGTTTCACGCTCTGGCACTACACCACCGCCGATACCGCCGCCAGCACGGCCAATGCCGGCTATTTCAACGCCGCCAGCCACCTGCTGCGGGTGGGCGACATGATCCTGGCCAATAGCGGCACCGGCGGGGCGCGGGCCAGCCGCATCCTGGTGGTGGCAAGCAATGCCGCCGGTGACGTGGGGATCGGCGGCCTGACCGCCTGAGGCACGGCCCGCCTTTTCCTCGCCATCGCCAAGACCACAAGGACAGTCAATGACCATTTCCGCCGTCGGGCTGTGTGCCCGCGCCCTGATGCGGATCGGGGCGGCCCCGCTTGCCAGTTTCCAGGACGGCACGGCGGAGGCTGAACTGGCAGCCGGGCTTTATCCCGGCTGCCGCGATGCGCTGCTGGCCGCCCATGGCTGGAGCTTTGCCACAAGGCAGGCCTCCCTGGTGCGGCTGGCGGCCCCCCCGGCGGGCGACCATGCCCATGGTTTCGCCCTGCCGGATGATTTCCTGCGCGCGCTTTCCGCCGGCACGGCGGGGCGGGGGCGCGGCCTGACCTTCCGCATCCAGGGGCATCATCTGCTCTGCGATGCGCCTTCCGTTCTGCTGACCTATATCGCCCGCCTGGACGAGGCCGGGTTCCCCGCCTTTTTCACCCAGGCGCTGGTGACGCGGCTGGCGGCGGAATTCTGCGTGCCGATGACGGAAAATACCAGCCGGGCCGACAGCCTGATGCGCCAGGCGGAGGTTGAGTTCCGCCGCGCCCGCCAGATCGACACCAGTCAGGACAGCCAGCCGGGCCTGGAAGATTTCAGCCTGATTGAGGCGCGCCTGTCATGACCCGCACCCGCACAATCCAAACCAGCTTCACCGGCGGCTGTGTCAGCCGCGACCTGCTGGGCCGGGGCGACCTGCGCGCCTTTGAAAATGGCGCGCTGGACCTGACCAATGTGCTGGTGCAGCCGACCGGCGGCATCACCCGCCGGCCCGGCACCGCCTTCATCGCCACTCTGCCGGGGGCGGGCCGGCTGGTCGCCTTCACCTTCAGCACCGAGCAGACCCATCTGCTGGCCCTCACCGACCGGCAGATCACCATCTTCGACCAGGACCGGGTGGCAGCCCGCCTGCCCGCCCCCTGGACCCTGGACCAGCTTGCCGCCATCAACTGGGCGCAGAGCGGCGATGTGCTGCTGATCTGCCATCCCGATGTGCCGCCGCAGCGTCTGGCACGCAGCGGGCAGGACCAATGGCGCCTGCAGCCCTGGCAATTCGCGCAAGAGGCGGGGCGTCCGCGCATCCCGTTCCACCGGTTCGCCGATCCCGCCATCACCCTGACACCATCAGGGCCGGGCGGGCGCATCCGGGTGCGGGCCTCGGCCCCCGTCTTCGGCCCCGCGCATGAAGGCATGGCCCTGCGGCTGCACCGGCTGCCGGGCCGCATTGCCGCCGTCCGTTCGCCCGTGGAGATCGAGCTGGATCTGGCCGACACGCTGCCCCATCTCGACCCCACGGTGGATTGGGACGAGGCGGCCTTTTCCCCCATGCAGGGCTGGCCGGTCAGTGTCGGCTTTCACCAGGACCGGCTGGTCATTGGCGGGTCGCGTGACCTGCCCAACCGGCTGTGGCTGTCCAAATCAGGCGATCTGTTCAATTTCGACCTGGGCGAAGGGGAAGATGACAGTGCGATTGAATTCGCCATCCTGTCGGATGAGGTGAACCCGATCCGCACCGTCTTTTCCGGCCGTCATCTGCAGGTTTTCACCACCGGCGGGGAATGGGCGGTGACGGGGGAACCCTTGACGCCCAGCGCCATCCGGCTGGACCGGCAGACGCGCATCGGCAGCCATCCGGGACCACAGATCCCGCCGCGCGAAGTGGATGGGGCCACCCTGTTCGCCGCCGGTGATGGCAGCATCCGGGAGTTTTTATGGACGGACCTGGACCGCTCCTATCAGGCGACCGACCTGTCGCTGACCGCCCGCCACCTGCTGCCCGGCACGCGGGAACTGGAATATGACCGGCGACGGCGGCTTTTGCTGGCGGTGCAGGCCGATGGCAGCCTGGCCGCGCTGACCCTGTTCCGCGCCGAACAGATCAGCGCCTGGACCCGCATCCGCACCCAAGGCCGCATCCTGTCCGCCGCCATGGTCGGCACCATCCTGTACTGGATGGTGGCCCGCGACGGCACCGTGTCGGTAGAGGCGTGGGATGAGGCGCTGGCGGTGGATGCCGGCCTGACCGGCGATGCCGCCAGCCCCACCCCGCGCTGGGCCGGGCTGGACCATCTGGACGGTCGCCGGGTCAGCGTGCTGGCCGATGGGCTGCTGATGCAGGATCAGGCTGTGATGGCCGGACGCATCCGGCTGGACCGGCCCGTCCGGCACCTGCAGGCCGGGCTGGCCTTCACCCATAGTGTGGAACCCATGCCGCCAAACCCGCTGGCGGCCACGGGACAGGGACGGCGCGCCCGTCCGCTGGCAGTGACCTTCCGGCTGAAGGACACGCCCGCTTTGCGCGCCGACCTGGGGCGGGGGCTGGTGGAGGTGCCGTTGCGGCGCACCACCGGCCCCCTGGCCATCCCCACCCTGGTGGCAGAAGCCCCGCCCCCCTTCACCGGGGACAAGCGCATCGCCACGCTGGGCTGGTCGCTGGACCCGACCCGCCCCTGCTGGCGGATTGAGGAGGCGCGGCCCCTGCCCTTCACCCTGCTGTCCGTGACCCAAGAGATGAAGGTGAATGAGTAATGGCCGGAATCACCACGCCCGTTCTGGCAACCTTGGGCGCCATCGACACCGCCCGCAGCACCCTTGGCCGCGTCCGTGACCTGGCCGGGATTGAAAGCGGCAGCCAGCGCCGGCAGCGGGAATTGCTGACCGAGCGCCAGAGGGTGGAGCTGGACAGTCTGCGCGACCGCCAGGATGAAGAGGCCGCCACCCTGCGCACCAGTCTGCAGAATCAGGCCAACCAGATCGCCACCACCGCCGATGCGGAGGAAAAGCGGCGGCAACGCGCCCTGCGCCGCGCCGTGGGCCGCACCCGCGCGCAGTTGGGGGCACAGGGCATTTCCACCGCCGACGGATCGGGCGAGGCCATCCTGCTGGGCCAGATCCGCGAGGCGGAGGACGAAGCCGCCGCGGCGGAACAGCTGGACACGCTGCGCATCCAGGCGCTGTCCGACCGGGAACAGGCGGACTATCGCCGCAACCTGCTGGAACTGTCGCAGCTACAGGAACGCCAGCGGCTGGAACGGCTGGCCCGAAGCGCGTAAGCCGCGCCGCAACCCTATCCGATCAGGAAATATCCATGACGACCGACACTTCCCCCGTGCCGGCGGTGAGCCCGCGCGCGCATTACATTGCTGATGGCGACACCACGCGCTTTCCCTTTGCCTTCCCGCTTTACAGTGCTGCCGACCTGACCCTGCATCTGGATGCCGCCCCGCAAACGGGCGGCTTTGTCATTGAAGGGGTGGGGGATGCGGCGGGCGGGGCGGTGCGGCTGGAACAGGCGCCACCGGCGGGCACTATCATCACCCTGCAACGCAGGCTGCGCCTGGACCGGGAGGCCGATTTCCTGGAAAGCGGTGCTTTGTCCGCCGCCAGCCTGAATGCGCAGTTGAACCGGCTGACCGCCATGGTGCAGCAACTGGCCGCCGACCAGGAACGCATGTTGCGCGCGCCCGCCACCGACCTGCCATCGGCCCATCTGCTGCCGGACCGGGCACAGCGGGCGGGGCGCGCCCTGGGTTTCGATGCCGTTGGCAACCCCGTGCCGGTCCCGCTGCAAAGCCTGCCGGTGATGGCCCATAGCGTGGCCCAGGGAGCCGGTGCGGTTGAGCGACCGGTGGCGGAAAAGCTGCGCGATCTTGTCTCTGTCCGGGATTTCGGTGCCGTGGGCGATGGCATTGCCGATGATACGGGTGCCATCCTGGCGGCCCTGGCCGCGCATAAATCCGTGTTCCTGCCCGCCGGCACCTATCGCACCAGCGCCACCCTGCCACTGACCTATGGCCAGACATTGTATGGGGAGGGGGAAGGCAGCGTGATCCAGGCCCGCATGGCGGCCTACGATCCCGTCAACCTGCCGGAATATCCCAGCCAATTTAACGCGGTGGAGATGGTGGATGGCTATGCCGCCCTGCGCAACCTGCGCATTGTCGGCGGCGCATCGGGCGTGAAGATTTATGGCCGCGACGGGCCGGCCGTGAAGAACATGGTGGAGAATGTCTCCATCTGGGATTGCCTGATCGGGCTGGTGCTGGATGGTTATCTGGATACCGACCGGCCCTGTTACTGGAACCATATTGCCCGCGTGCTGGTGGCGCGGCCCGCCCTGCATGGCGTGCTGATGACCGTGGAAGGCAATGGCGACACGCCCAACGCCAACAAATTCCAGGATGTCCGCGTCTATAGCCTGTCCGCTCCCATGAGTGGTTGCGGCTTCTTTGTTTCCGCCGGGCGTTTCAATAACAGCTTCACCGATTGCGAGGCGAACCTGCATCCAGGTGCGGAGGCCTGCCTGCGGTTGGGGGCGGCGACGGACCAGAACCTGATCGTCAATTTCTATGCCGAGAGCCTGGGCGCCCTGCCCGGCATCCGCATCGACAATGGCAGCCAGAACAGCGCCATCGTCAACCTGTTCTCCGCCACCGGCGGGCAGCCGATCTGGGACCCGGCGGACAGCCGCGCCTATACCGCCGTCAATGCCGGATATCCGCTGCGCAACCTGTTGAAGGAAACCCATATCACCGACCTGCGGGTGGAGGGGTTCAGCGTCGATACCCATTATGTGGAGCCGGAACGCGGCGGGCTGGTGGAAGCCGACCTTGCCTCCACCAGCCATCTGGTATCGGCCTTTGGCGGGCCGGTGGAGTTCCGCCTGCCGGCTGCCGGCACCGCCAATGGCCGCATGCTGACCATCAAGAAGACCGATGCCAGCGCCAACCCGGTGACGGTGACGGAACTGGGTGGCCCCGGCCCGGACGGGCGGCCCATGCTGCTGGCCAACCGCTATGACAGCGTATCCGTCCTGTCCAATGGCGCGGGATGGTGGGTGACATCGGGCAGCCAGCAGCCGGTGAATGCCGAATTCCACGACACAGCCGGCCTGTTCAGCCCCGATCTGGCCAAGTCGCTTTATCTGGTCAGCGGCGCCGATGGCGATGTGGAAGTGCGCCTGCCCGCCCCTTCCGCCCCGCAGGCGGTGGGCCGGGTGGTGACGATCAAGAAATCCGACCCTGCTGCCGGCACCGTCACCGTGACGGCGGAAAGCGGCACCGGGCCGGACGGGCGGCGCTGGCGCCTGGGCAAACAGTATGATTTCGTCCGCGTCTTTTCCAACGGGGCCGGCTGGTGGGTCGTCTCGGCCAGCCGCACGCCGGCATCGCTGCATTTCCATGAAGCGGCGGGCTTGTTCCAGCCCGATCTGGGGGCGGAATATTACCTTGTCTCCGCCTTTGCCGGACCGGTGGAGGTGCGCCTGCCGGCCCCCGCCGCTGATAATGCCGGCATGGTCGTGACGGTGAAGAAGACCGATCCCGGCACCCATCCCGTCACCCTGACCAGCGGAACGGACGGGGCCACCGGCCCCGATGGCGCCGCCCTGACCCTGGAAGGGCAATATGATGGGGTGACGGCCCTGTCCAACGGGACGGCCTGGTTCCTGGTCGGCCGCTGCCGATGATGGCGGGGGACGGGGATAAACGCAGCTTTCAGCAATTTGTCAGCGAATGGAACGGGCAGCAGGGCATGGAAACCCCCTCCCTGCACCGGGACATCTGCCACTGGCTGGAGTCGCAATGGCAGGATGGGCGGCGGGAATTGCTGCTGCTGGCCTTCCGTGACAGCGGCAAATCCACCCTGGTCGGGCTGTTCTGCGCCTGGCTGCTGCATCTTCTGCCCGACCGGCGGGTGTTGGTGCTGGCCGCCGATTATCATCTGGCAAAGAAGATGGTGCGCACCGTCAAGCGCGTCATTGAACGCCACCCCGCCTGCCAGGGGCTGAAACCGGACAAGCCGGAAATGTGGGGGGCGGAGGAATTCATCATCCGCCGCGACCGGGTGGGCCGCGACCCGTCCATGGCGGCCAAGGGGGTGACGGCCAATTTCACCGGCAGCCATGCCGATATCGTCGTCTGCGATGATGTAGAGGTGCCCAACAGCGCCAATACCGACACCAAACGGGCGGAGCTGCGCCATCGCCTGTCGGAGATTGCCTATGTCCTCTCTCCCGATGGGCTGGTGCTCTATATCGGCACGCCGCACACGTTCCATTCCATCTACAGCCTGGAGCCGCCGGCGGGGGAGGAAAGCCCCTTTCTGGACGGGTTCGCCCGGCTGGAAAAACCGCTGCTGCGGGCCGATGGCACCAGCGCCTGGCCGGAACGGTTCCCGCCCGAAGCGATTGAGCGTATCCGCCGCCGCAGCGGGCCGAACAAATTCACCAGCCAGATGATGCTGATCCCCATCGCCACGGAGGATGGGCGGCTGGAGCCGGAACGGCTGGTCACCTACGCGGAGGATATCCGCATCGTGCAGGTCAGTGGCCAGACCAGCCACCGGCTGGGGGAGAAACGGCTGCGCAGCCTGCGCATCTGGTGGGACCCCGCCCTGGGCACAAGGCGGCGCGACGGGCGCAAGGGCGGCGATGGCAGCGTTGCCGTGCTGCTGGGGGAGGATGGGCAGGGCCGCTTTTTCCTGCATCGGGTCCGCTATCTGACCGTGCCGGCAGGATCGGAACGGCAGGCCGCCGCCATCCAGTGCCAGGCCGTGGCCGATCTGGCGGCGGAATTCGCCGTGCCGACCATCCATGTGGAATGCAACGGCATCGGTGCCTTTCTGCCGGAAACGCTGCGCACCGTGCTGGGCGAACGGCGGCTGACCGCCCGCGTGGTGGGCGAATATGCCAACCGCCCCAAGGCCGAACGCATCCTGGCCGGCTGGGATGCCCGCTTTATCGGGGCGACCTGCATATCCATGACAGCGTCATGGACAGCCCGCTGCTGACCGAAATGCGGGAATGGCAGCCCCGGGGCAAAGGCCGCGATGACGGGCTGGACGCCGTGGCCGGTGCCATCCTGGCCTGCCCGCCCCAGCACCCTGACCGCGCCCTTCCCCGCCGGGCGGTACAGGCCGCGATTGATTTCACACCCTGAATTTGAATGGTGAAGGAGGAAAGACGACCATGAACAGCCCGCCGCCGCTGGACCTGATCTGGTGGATCACCGCCATTGAACTGCCCGTCCTGGGCGGGTTGTTCTGGCTGGTCCAGCAGACCCGCAAGGAAAGTGAACAGGCGCTGGACCCGCTGCGCCGCGACCTGGAGACAACATCGACGCAACTGCGCGAATCGCTGGCCGCCTATAAGCTGGAAGTGGCCAAAAGCTATGCTTCCATCACCGAGGTGAAGGCCCTGGAAGACCGGCTGACCAGCCATCTGCTGCGGATTGAAACCAAGCTGGACGGAAGGCTGGCCGATGGGGGTGGACGATGAGCCGGCCCAGCCTGACCCCTGATTACAGCCAGCCCGCGCCCCCTGTGCGCGATGCCGGCGCCATCCATGATGGCAGCAGCGTGGAAACGCTCGCCCGCAGCCTGTGGGGGGAAAGCCGCACCATCGCCCCTGGCACCCGTCCGGCGGTCATGGAGGCAATGGCCGGCATGGCGGTGAATATCAGCCAGCGTGACGGCCGGCATATCGCCTCGGTCGCCCTTGATCCCAGCCTGTTCGCCTGTCGCACCCCGGCGGAAGAGGGGGCAGTGCAGGCCGTGGACAGCCGCGACCCCAGCTTCGCCATCGCGCTCCGCATCGCCCGCCGCATCCTGGCCATGACGGGAAAGGCGGTTCCGTTACCGGGAAACGGGGCAACCCGCTTCCACAGTGCCGGTGAGAATCCCGCCTGGGCCTGCGGGCGGACACCGGTTCTGGTCCTGGATGATTTCCTGTTCTATCGGGATTGA